CTGATCAGGAGCGGAAAGATGCAATTGGCTTCATGGCCAATACTCTCGCCGCGTCCCAGACGCAGATCAATGATCTGCTGACGGGCCTGTCGGATATCTACTAGTGGGCTTGATCCCTTCTTAAGGGGTCGCACCCATGCGTAGAGTTCGAAAACTCAGACCGCCATCTCAGATGACGGTGCATGCTATGGTGTTGATTGCGTTAGCAGTCTCCATCGTGAGCTTACGGAATCCAGAAAGGACCGAACAATGCATAAGCATGCTCGAAAGCGTAATCGGAATGCTGACGTTAGGCTGAATGCCAACACTAAGCTATCCGAGTCGGACGCAGAACTCATTTACTCCCTCGTTGAGGAGTTAGGTGAGCAAGAATACTTTGCTTCTACCTATCTGCGGACTGAGTATCTGAGCAAATTCTGCTCAGAACGCTTGGTTCCTGCGGAGGACCGCAAAAGAGCGGCAATCCGTAAGTGGTTAGGCCAAGAGGCAAAGAACGCTCGTACTAATGAGCGTTTGCGGGGAATGGACCGGGGGTATAATATACTCCCAAGGGTCACATTTTACGCGTTCTTGGGCTTTGCGCAAAACATCATCGCGAAGATTTTGGGACCTATTCCAGAAGAACTGGTCCTTGGATCTTTTAGCGGTGGTGCCAGCACGAGTCGCCGTCGAACCGAGAGCCTACCGGCTCTTAAGTTCACCGGCCAGGCCGATGTTACTGAGGAAGCAATGCCCTATGTGGATGTGATCCATCACGAGGCTCCTTTGCTTCGGGAGTTGGGTGTTTTCAGTCTCCTAAAAGAGGTTGATGGCGCACAGCTCTTCACCGTTCCAAAGAAAACGGATATTGATAGATGTGCTTGTAAAGAGCCAGATGTCAATATGTACCTTCAAAAGGGTGTGGGTAACCACATCCGACGGCGTTTGCGCCGTTTCGGCATCAACTTGAACGACCAATCGGTAAACCGTAGTTTAGCCCGGCGCGGACGTCTTGACGACTCCTTAGCGACCCTGGACCTTAGCTCGGCCTCTGATAGTATCGCAACAAGTTGTGTTGAAGCTCTATTGCCACGCGACTGGTTCTTGTATCTTAACGATATTCGTTCCAGAAACGTGTTAGTAGATGGTACATATGTCCGTACTGAGATGTTCTCTAGTATGGGAAATGGCTTTACGTTCGAG